AGGCCAGGCCGGCCTGGCCTTCAAGGCGGTCTCCGGGCGGGGCGCAGACCGCTTGCACGGTGACACCGGGTAAATCGCGCAGGGCACGAAAAACCGCAGAACCGAACCATTTTTGACCGGATATGAGGACGTTCATACAGCGAGCGCCCTTTGCATTTTGAAGCCGCTGACGGCGCGCAGGTGGCCGCCGTAGCCGGCGCTGCCAATTGGCCCGCTAAGTCTTCTGGCTCTGCCTGTTTTTTGCTCCGATGATTTAATTGATGACGCTGATTTCCCCTTGTTTCCGCCGCCCGTCATTTGGCTTACCTGTACCCACCGCTTATCCCGGCGCAGCGCGGCGCACAGGCCGGGGTGGCTGGTGTGGAAATAGACCGCTTTGGTGCGCTCGTGGTATTTGTTGACATCGGTGAATTGCAGGCGGCAGACTTCATTGAGAAACCGCACGCCGATGCCTGCGCCTTGCCATTCGGGCATGACCACCATGCGGCAGGCGCGCATACCGCCTATTTCAAGACGAGGACCCGTGGCAATGTGGCAGACGGCCTCGCCTTGCACCGAGCCGACAAAGTATTTCGCGGCCACCATGCGCGGGAGTTTCAGATAGTGATGCGGTTCAAAGATATTCCAGTAACAGCCGTCCGTCTGGAAAATCTCAAGCTCAATCTTTGGCCTGCGCCAAAGTGACCCCCGTTGCAGTTCGCCGGTGCGGGTGTCGAATACCCAATCCGGCTCCACCCAATCGAGGATGTCGTAATGGCAGGATAGCAGCACCGCCTGCCCGCTGCCGCGTTTGAATGATTTGCTGAATGCGCCAGCGCCGACCTGGGCTATTTGCCTATCCACCACGCTGGTGAACTCGTCAATGATGACGCGGGGCCGGTTGTCGGCAATGACGCGGGCCAGGCCGGCGCGGAATTTTTCACCGTTGCTGAGCGCGTGGTAGGGGCGCAGCCAGGCTGGCACTGACCCCAGGCCGACCGCGGCCAGCGCACCGGTTACGTCGTCAAAACCGCTTGTCGGGGCGATGCATTCGACAATCGGCTTGTCTTGCGCCCAGCCTTGGTCGCCGTCGTAAATGCCCACGTCGGGCCAGATGGCGCGGCCGATGCTGGTTTTACCGCTGCCGGACGGGCCGACGATGACGCCAATTTTCCAGTTTTTGTCTTCTACGGGTAGCTCCGCGTCAAGCTGGAAGTCTGCGCCTGATTCGCAGTTGAACAGGCTTTTGACGCGGGCGGCGCGGTAGGTGTTGAAGTCGCTGCAGTTGTTGCGGATTTGGATTTTCATATCAGTTCACCAATACTTTGCAGGGGTAGCCCATGCTGGTTAGTTTTTCAAAGGTTTGCTGCTGGTTTTGCTCGTCTTCGCAGGTGACCACAATGCTGAAGTGCGGCTGGTAGTTGATGCCGGGGTCAGGTTGTGGCGCATCTGCGGGCGCGGATGGCTTGAGGTCAATGAGTTTTTCAAGGTCGCTGGTGTCAAAGCCGAGTAGGTCGAGGTCAAAGTCTGTGCCTTGCAGGTCCTGGAGCTCTGCGGCGAGGACGGCTTCGTCCCAGCCGGCGTTTTCGGCGAGTTTGTTGTCGGCAATGATGTAGGCGCGTTTTTGGGTGTCGCTGAGGTGGGACAGGCGCAGGCAGGGGACGGTTTGCAGGCCGAGCTGGACGGCGGCCATGACGCGACCGTGTCCGGCGATGATGCCGCCCTGCGCGTCGATCAGGACCGGGTTGGTGAAGCCGAATTCTTTGATGCTGGCGGCGATCTGGGCGATCTGGGCCGGGCTGTGGGTGCGGCTGTTGGCGGCATAAGGGGTCAGGCTGGTAGTGGGGAGGTGTTCGAGCTGGGGGGCGGCGGCGGCGGCGGTCATGGCGGGTAGGCGGGTTGGGTTGGGTTTAGATTTCTGCGGCTTTGCGGCTGAGGTCGTGGGCGAGGTCGTGGAGTAGGTCGTGGATGCCTTCATCGAGGGCGCGGTGGATGGCGGCGGTGTCGCCTTTGTGGCCAGCCAGGCCGGGGGCGAGGCGGTCGGGCATGGATTCGAGTTTGGTGCGGACGATGGTGAAGGTGTCGATGAGGACGGCATCGACCTGGCGCAGGTCGGCGATGGCCCCGGTGAGGGTGTCGAGGGCGATTTGGTCGGTCTCGGCTTTGATTTTCTGGATTTTGAAGTTTTCGAGCTTGGTGGCTAGGCCGAGTTGTTCGGCTTTGGGCATGCCGGGGCCGGTGGCTGTGGCGGCGGCGGTTGTTGCGCTGGCTTCGGGGGTTTGTTGCGCGTTGTTTTGGGGGTTTTGCGGGGTTTTTTCAGGGGCCTGGCTACCACTGCCCTGCCCAGCCCCGAAAAACGCGCCAGCGGCTTGTTTGGCTTCGTCGAATTGGCTTTTGCGGGCCTGGTGGTGCGGCAGGGGGCTTTCGGTGGCCAGACGGGCGGCGTGGGCGGTGTCGGAGTCGATCATGCCGTTTTCGTCGGCCTGGATGCGCCCGGCAGCGAGCCAGCGGTTGACGCTGGAGCGGTTGACTTGCTCTAGCCTGGCAAATTCGGCTTGGGTGACGAGGGGCATGGTGGTTTTGGGGGCCGTTTAAGGGTTTCGGGGGTGGTTTGCCAGGGTTTTGCAGGGTTGGATTTGGTTTATCGCGCTTATCGCGCCAATATCGCGTTTTCTTTTCTTCTAACTCTTTGTTTTATAAGGAATATCTGAATATCGCGTTATCGCGTGTCGCGTGTATGTGTGAGGCTGTATGTGTTTTTGCCGGGGTGGGTGTGTCTGTGGGGGCGTGGTACGCACACGCATAGGCGCACGGAAAACCCGCGATAACGCGATATTCGTTATGAATCAATGACTTGGGGCGCGATATTGGCGCGATATGGCGCGCTATGCGCGATATTTGGCGGGGGCAGGTCATTTCAGGCTTCCGGTGATGGTGTTGATGGCGGTGTTGAAGGTCCAGTAGCAGGCGCAGAGCCATTTGCCTTTGCTGTCAAATTTGTCGCGGGCCATGGCGGTGTGTTCACGGCGGGTTTCTTCGCTGTTTTTTTGTAGGCCGGCGGCGGCAGTCAGGTCGGCTTCGCAGGGGATGACCATGGTGCGGCTTTTGTTGATGGGGTTGGTTAGGTTGTCCCAGGTGGCGCAGTCGCGCCCGGCTAGCCAGCCGGGTTTTTTGGCGGCGCAGCCGATGATTTCTTTTTTGGCGCGTTCGCGTTCGCCGGCTTGTCTGCACCAGTAGCGGTAGAGGGCGTGGAGGTCGTTCTGGTGGCAGGGCAGGAACGGGATGACGTTGCCCTGGGGGTCTTCGATGCTGAGGGTTTGCCAGTCGGATAGGAAGCGCTCTTCGCTGTTGGTGCCTTGGCCCATTAGGTCGCGCTTGGCTTGGGTCATGGGGGGGTCGGTCCAAGGGGCGAAGTTGCCGAGCTGGCGGCGCAGTAGGTGGTCGTGCAGGGCGACCAGGCCACCGTTGTTGATTTCGGTGTAGAGGCGCTCAAAAAATGGTTTGTCCGGTTTGTGGTGGACCCAGATGACGCAGTAGCGACGGTCGTCGGCTTCGAGGATTAAGGGGGTGCGGTCGTTGCTGAGGAAGACGAAGTTCATCAGGTTTCGTTCGCTGTGGGCAGGCAGGTTTTTGGGGTTGACGCGGACGGTTTCCTGCGTGATCATGGTTTTGAGGCGGTTTTTGTTCTGGAATTTTTCGCTGCTGGATTGGATTTCTTCAGCGCTGATGAAGAGTTTGGCTTCGGTCCAGTCGGGGTTGAATTTGTCTTCCAGTGCTTCCTGGCCGATGGTGGCGGCGTAGCTGCCGTAAATTTTGCCGATGGCTTGGGTGATGCTGGTTTTGCCGGTGCCCTGGGGGCCGTGCATGATGACGGCGGTTTGCATTTTGGTGCCGGGGCGCTGTAGGGGGAGCGCAAACCAGTTGAGCAACCATTCGTTGACGGTGTCATCGGGGCACATGTTGCGCAGTAGTTCAAGGATGGCCTGGCAGGAGCCGGTGACGTTGTTGTAGTGGCTGATGTGGCCGTTTTTGGGGTTGATTTGTGGTTGGGCGGTGTCATCAATGATGGGCCAGCCGCTCCAAAAGTTGCAGGTGATGTTGGGGTTGTCGCAGGCGGGGTCAAAGGCGATATTGGCGGGGTAGTCGGCGTTTTGCCAGTCGGGGTGGCTGCGCAGGTTTTCCCAGCCATGCGATGGGAGGAGGTTGAGCACGTCGTCTTTGTGGATGAGGCGGTGGTGCAGGCGGTCAAATAGGGTTTTGCCGCCGAGGTTGATGGTGCCGCAAAAGCGCAGTGCGGCTTCGTCGATGCTGAGTCTGGCCGGGGCGGTGTGGATGTTGCCCACCCCTGCCCCTTCGTTTGGGCTGCCGCGTTTTTTTTGGGCTTGGTCGTTCCAGCCTAGTTCGGTGAGTTTGGCTTCAATCTGGACCCGAACCAGGGTCATGCCACCCTGCGGGGCTTGTTGGAGGTCGTTGTAGTCGGTGAGTTTGGCCCCAGCCCGGTCAAAGGGGAATGCTGGCCAGACGGCAGCGCCGCCGACCGCGAGTGCGGCGGTGGTGGCGGCTGTGATGCCAGGGTTTTTGAGTTGGTGGGTGTGGCCGCAGTGGGCGCATTGCGGTTGGGCAACAGGGGTGGGTTTTTTGCAGGCCGGGCAGCGCTGTTGGTAGTCGTCGTCGGCGCAGATGAGGATGCGGCCGATGCGGTGTTTTTTGTGGATGGCGCGGGCGACGTGGATGAGGTTGCCTGCGTCAAATGCGACGGCTACCGGGAGGCCGGTGGCGCAGTGTAGGCTGGCGGCTGTTGCATAGCCTTCAGCTATCAGCATGACGCCTTGCGAGTAGGGTGTGCCGATCTGGTACCAAATGCCGGTTTTGCCCATGCCCTGGGGCCAGTATTGTTTGTCGCGGTGGGTTTTTTTGACGTGGGGGTGGTTGGCCGGGAGGATGAATTGCAGGCCGCGGGTTTCGCCTGTGGCGGTTTGCATGGGGATGACTAGCGCGCCTGTGTCGGTGTAGCGTAGCCCGTAACTTTGTACGCCTTTGCGGGCCAGGTAGTCGGTGCGGTCGCCAGCCGGGGCAGTGGTCGGGCATTTGGCCCAGACTTTGGCGGCACGGTGCGCGGCACGGTTGGCTTCGTGGTGGCGCTGGGCGGCCGCTGTCTTGCGGTCTTCGGCCATGCGGATTCTGAAGGCGGCTTTTTCTTCGGGGCTGAAGGGCGTGGCTTTGTCGAGTTCGATTTTTTGGGTGTTGGGGTTGGTTCCCACCCAGATGCCGTATGTGCCGACGATGTAGTCGGTTCCGTTGGAGGATCGCCATTCGTGCAGCAGATACCAGCCGCGCCTTTCGCGCAGGCCATCACGTTGACCGTCGGCCACAAAGCAGCGTTTAACCCGTCCGTCAACACTCAGCGAGTCAACCAGCAGCCCGGCGCTGACGAGTTGCGAAATAACGCTTTCGTAGTTTGTCATGTTGCCTACCCGTTGCCTATGTAGCCAAGCCAGACCCTAGCGCTGTTTCGCGCCTTTTAGCAGCCGCATTGAGGGGTGGGTGCGGTAGTACCTTTTCCGGTTGACTGTTGTTTTTTTTCAACATTTTTTTTGCGCTCGTTTTTGTTTGTTGCGTAACTGCAACAGGTTTTTTATACCGTCGGGGGGTCGGGGTTTTTGGTTTTGCTGGCGGTCGGTCGGGGCGGACGGCTAGCCTGTTGTCTGACTGGCCTGGTATAGATCAGGCCACGCGTCGAGACCTTTGGCCACGGTGGCGGGTGCGCCTGTGATGGTGATCGCCATGGCGCGCAGGCCGAGGAACAGGTTGTTTGCTTGCAGGTGCTGCACCAGGTCGAGTAGCGCGGGTGTGCTTTTCACAATGGCCTGGAATGCTTTGGCGTTTTGCGGGCAGCACTGGATGGTGACGGTGGCTT